CGAAGAAGACACTCTTAATACTCAGGATATATGCGCGCTCTCTAAGGAACTAAGGGAACATTATGATAGTCTTGATAAAAGGCTTGGTAAATTAACTGGTGCTGGTGTGACAATTAATAATATCAATGCCCTGAAGCTCTCAGACATTCCTACAGAACAACTCTTGAGGATGGTTAATGTTACAGATAGATGAACAATTCTCAAGAAAGGAAATATTGCATGAGCTCCTAAGAAGGAAGCAGGCAACAGAATCTTTAATAAATTTCACAACTTTTACAAAACCAGATTATAACGTAAATTGGCATCATAAGTTAATATGCGACGAAATTGACGAACTTCTCAATAGAGAATATGAATTATTAATCGTTTCTACTCCTCCTAGATTCGGAAAAAGTGAAATAGTTTCCAGAAGATTGCCAGCTTATAAATTGGGAAAAGATCCTGATTCTAGTATTATAGCATGTTCTTATAGTGCAGATCTTTCAAGTCGAATGAATCGAGATGTACAACGGGTGGTTGACGATCCGATTTATCCCCTTATTTTTCCTGAAACGCGATTAAACTCTTCTAATGTCAGGTCAACAGCTCAAGGAACTTATCTCAGAAACTCTGATATTTTTGAGATAGTGGGGCATAAAGGCGTTTACCGTTCTTGCGGTGTAGGGGGTGGAATTACTGGAATGGGATTTTCAGGCATCGGAATTATTGACGACCCGACGAAAAATAGGGAAGAAGCGGAAAGCAAAACAATACGTGACAAAACATGGGAATGGTACACCGACGTTTTTTTGACACGGCGGGAAGATAACGCACCTATCCTTATTACGGCTACGAGATGGAATGAAAACGATCTGATAGGAAGAGTTATAGATCTTTCAGAGAGTGAATTGGGGACAGACAAATGTAAAATAATTACTCTCCCTGCACTATCTGAAGAGGATATCCCAGAATACGATCAGAGGGAAGAACCTAACAAATCTCTATGGGTCAATAAATTTCCTGAAAATATCCTTTATAAGATAAAAGCAACCGTTCCCGTTTATACCTGGCTCTCCCTCTACCAACAACGCCCGAGCGCGATATCAGGGAACCTCGTTAAAAAAGAGAGTTTCAAATACTGCACTCTCGAAAATGGAATATTAAGCCTGGGAGAAACTAAAAAATATATATTGGCTCAGTGTAAAGTCTTCCAAACTTGCGACCCAGCAGCCTCTGAGAAAAGTTCAGCAGATGATTTTGTACTTGCCACGTGGGTCCAGACACCCTTTAACGATCTTGCTTTAATTGACATCCTAAAAACAAGAATGGAAACTCCTGCGCAGGTTCCTTTATTCCGACAACAATATACAAAATGGCGACCTCTTCAGCAATGGGTCGAAACTAACGGGCTAGGTATCTCATTATATCAACATCTTGTAGCCGACGGACTTCCTATTGGAAAATTAAACACCGGAAGATCTGATAAATTAACTAGATTTATTCCAGCAGCTACCAGGATAACTGCCGGATCAGTGTATTTTTTGGCGGGAGCGAATTGGTTAAACGACTATGAAACAGAGTTACTAGGCTTCCCGAATGTTAAGCAGGATGGTCAGGTAGACGTTACTTCTTATGCCTGTCAGGTAGTTATTGAAAATCCATTTGATTCACAGGCTTATGAAACATCATACACGGGAACCAGTTTCAGTTCCGGAGGAATGAGAATATGAAAGACTCATACGAACAATGGCTAAACGATCAGATAATAGAATACAAAGAAATAAAGCTAAAAAGCATCGAACAGAAAAATAAAGAGAGGTATCAGTGGGCGAGCGGTATGCTGTGTGCTTATCAATATTCTTTAGAAGAGTACCGGAGATTCCGTATGAATCTGGAATTCGATAAAAAATAAACGTTTTTTTAATTTCCCTTTATATTCTTTTTCGCTACAGTCTAATATATGCAGCTCCCTAAGTTCCTCTCGTTCTCATCCTCCACAAATCCCCCCGAATCACTTACCTCAGCAACTCCTTCTCAAACATCTTCACCCGTAGGCGCAGGGTCCACGGAATCATATGATGATCACTATGAATCACACCACACTCTTTTAAAATGGATATCCGAGACTAAACAGAAACTCCCCGCCGCAACCCCCACGATACGCAGAGAGGCTTTTTTAGCCGATCCTCTGCTTAAAGGAACCATTTATCCATACTTAAAAAATGTCTTGTTACAGGGCTTTACAATCCAGACAACCGATAATAAACTTTATTCCGCAGCTATCGAAGAAATCTCAGATTATCTTAAATCCCTGAAAATCATGCAGGTATTCCGAGAAGACTTCCTTAATTTTGCTATTCTTGACGGCCATGCATACCGCAGGATGGACCCTGACAACCTGGGCAATATTGCAAGATTGGAAAAGATCGAGCCGTCCTCAGTAAAGGTATATACTGATCCCTGGAACTCTTCTATTGTAGCATATCATCAAAAAGCCCTTGTCAATTCCTCCTGGTCAAATCGTGGGACATTCAACGAGGTTAATTCGTGGTTTATTCCCTACGGACCCGATGTTGCAGATGTTAACGCTACATTCGTTCAGGACCGCATCACAGGCAATGATAAGAGAGTTTCTGACCTGTTTGAGACGTACCGGGAAAAATACAATATTACCGATATTACAAACCTCCGGATAGCAGCAGCAGAACGGATTATAGCAATGCATAACGCAGAGCGGTTAAACATTCAAAATTATTCAGATGATTATTGTGATACAGGCCCCCTAAACCCTGCCCCCATCGACTCGGTTTTGCTTGCAATCTGGCTTAAAAGGCTCCTGCTTGTTAATGCTCCGAATCTCATCTTTGTTATACTGTCGCCGTTTTTGCATCTTAAAATGGGTGTACTCAAAGAAGTTAAGGACATGGCCGGGAATACCCGGCTTATCTCTTCTCTTCCTCAGAAACCATCTTCTACCTCCGCGAATTATGCCGCAGAACTGGCAAACTACACAGCGTTTGAGACCTCCCTTCAGGACTCAATGAAAACCCTTCTTAAGTGTCTTAAGGAAGGGGGAGTCTATGCAACAGGCCCGGATCAGGATCTTAAGCCGGTCGAATCTTCCAGGTCCGCATCATTCCAGCTTATTAAGGGACTGATTGACAACCTTAATGAAGAAATCGGGCAGAACTTCGGTTTTCCGGTGGCTCTCGTCCTGGCTACAGGGACGGAACTTGCCAGCTCTAGGAATATCCTGCAAATGTTTAATACAGTTCATGCAGGTGAGCGCACAGAATATGAATCAGTAGCGGATACGCTTATTTCAAAACAGTTTGAAGGCAGGAAGTGGACCGGGACAATCACAGATAATGAAAAAGAAGTAACGGTTTCATATTCTTTTGAGGATATTAAGGCACACTTTGAACTAGCCACGCCTGATACAAAAGACCTCTTAGCCGAGGCACAGACAATAAAAGCAAAAGCCGATACACTTACTCAGATCAAAGGAGTAGGGGCCTCTCAGAGCGACGTACAAGCCCTGGGAGAAGAATACGGGTTCGGTCTGTTAGGATTGGATAACTTTGATACTGCTCAGGAACTCCCGCCAGAACAGGCAACCCAAATTAATGCAATTCTTAAGGCAATGCTTGCAGTAGGTCTCGAAGGAAAAGGATTGCTCTCAGCTTATCCTACTGCTCCGAGTGGATTTGATGATACAAAGGTTGCAAAGCGACTTAAGGACGCTTATGAGACTGCAAGAGAGACTATGGAGACAGTGTTTGAGGAACATTAAGTTCTTCTAATTTTTTCTAGTTCCTCTAAACGTTGTTGTATGCTCTCAAATAATATTTTATTTATATAAGTATTCAGTCTAACGTGGTGATAATCCCACATATGTAAAAACATTTGTTTAAATTCAGGATTTATTTTTATAATCCCAAATGTCAATACATCTAATGTCCTAGTGAGTTCTTCGATATACCTGTTTTTGATCGTTTCAATTTCAGCAGAGCCTATTATTTCATTTCCGTAATAAATTGGAACTGTTTTTATTGTGTGTTGTTCTTCATTCATCGTTTACCACTTCTTTTAATCTGTTTAAGTTCATCCATTTCTCTTCTCATAGCACTTTTTAATTTTTTCTTTTCTAATTCGCATTTATTATCCGCTTTATCGATTTCGGATGTTATAAAAATAATTTCTGATAGGTCAAGTTCATTACAATCAGGGCAAACAGTAAATGAATGTCCCTCAATCGGTCTTATCAAATGGTCATCGCATATATCCCTCTCGCAAATATCACATGTGGACCCCCACACGTTAAAACTAGCTACTTTATCACAGAAATCACATTGTCTGATTTCAACTTCTTGAATTATCGTTTTGGTTACCATCCTTTATCTCCTTTAAACATTTATTTTAACCCACTAAATACTTTTCTCGCGCCGTGTAGTGCCTTAAAAGGCTTATTCATAATTCCCTGACTGCATCCATTATTATAAATGTTGTACTGTACAAAATAACGAGGATCTGTTACTCCTTGATAAATATTTACTTGATGTGTTGCTTTTCCTGATTTCCATGTTTTTGAATCTATTAGAGACATTTTAAGCCTCCTCACATAATGATTTAATTTCATTTTTCATCCCAGATACAACTTCCCTTGCATATTTTGAGAAATCAACCTTTCTTGAATATGGGTTATCCCATGAAAAATTTAGAACGGAGGTCATGCTGTTACCTCCTGAGCATAAACCCCCACCCCATGATCAGCTTTCATCTCTTCTATCCGGGCCCAATCCTGAGCAATCTTTCTTTCTTCTGCACTGGTAAGATTGAATCTTTCCAACAGAAGATATACTTCATTGATGTTTTGAGCGTTCTTGATTGTTTCATTGATTTTGTCAAATTTACTCAGTTTTCCTTTTCTGCTTATTGTCATGTTCTCTCAACCTCTTCCTCTTATGTTTGTATAATAGTAATAGTAGCCAATACCATTTATAGTTATTGGCTACAAAAAGAGAAAAAAATAATTAATGGAGAATTAAATAAATTGAATCTGTCTGCTGGACTCCTTTAAAAAAGTCAGTCCCGACAGCTAAACGCTGATTGTTAAAACTGTCATCTGAAATATCTGAATACTTGTAAGTTTGCCGCTTCCCTGGTCTGATATCATCCTCATAGAATTCAATAGCGGAATCACACATAAGTGCCGGAGCTTTCATCAAAACTATTATATCTATTGTCTGCCCTGGTTGGATTCTATTAACCACTGCCCCGGCTGCAACCCTGCCTTCTCTTCGTTTTGATTCGGGGATTTCAGCAGGGCCCTTTATTGTGCAACGTTTAATATCTGAAATACAAATTTTTGAAGTCATTATATACACATCCCTCTATAATCACAATTTTCACAAGCCCATGATATCTTCTTTTTGAATTCAAGGCGTTTTACTCCATCCAGCACATTCTTAATTTTTGTTTCAGTTCTTGTTCGGACCGCGTTTTTGTAGATAGACTGAGCCTGATAAGTAGACCCATCTTTCAAAAATACAAAGTAAAACTTTTTTAATTGATACCCATATTTCTGTTTAAATAGCTCATTCAGAATGTAAGCCTGGATCTCATACTCACCGTTGTATTTTTCATTATGAACGCTTAATTTCCAGTCTGCCCCGATTCCTTCAGTCCAGTGAACATCAAAGGTTGCCAAAAATGGAGTTTCAAATATTTTGCCCTTGAACGTGCCAGGATTGTTTTTATCGTCATACGATGTTTCAAATACTGGATTGTCTGGCATCTCTACTAAAAAATCTTTAGCTGTTGAAAGTAAATTCTGAGTATTTATATCATCTGAAATGAAAATACCTTTTGAGATAAGTTCATGAACATTCAAGCCGTCGAGTAGTGGTTTATATTTAGTTTCCACTTTGGCTTTATATATAAACGTTAATAAAAATTTATACTCACATTTTCGATATGTTAAAACATGGGATGGAGAATACCCTCTAGGAAGTGGAGGTTTCCCAAAAGTTTGAAGTGTAGCCTGCTTCACAGTATCGCCCTCCACTTCTCAAGCAGTTTTGCCCGCTTCTCATCTTTATTCTGGTCAACTGAGATATTATTCTCCCAGTCGTTTTTAAGAATCTGAGTACACTGCTGTTTATAAATGTCCTCGTTTCCCTTCTGTTTATCAAACCGTTTCTGAAATCTGGCTCTCTTTTCCTGCTCAAGTGGAGTTGTTTCTAGGAGGTAATCTCTGTAATCTTTCCAGCTTTCAAGTCCTTCCGGGAGAGTATCAGCATGATAGACATGAGATTCCTTCGCATAGACAGCCGCGCAGTGAGTCCCCTTTATCCTCTTTACAACTTTTTCATAAGTTTCAGGCTCAAGTACCTGCAATTCAGTTAGACACTTGAAAGATTTTTCATGAATCAGGTTTGAAACCCTCATTGTATTGTAAATATTTGCATTATTCGCGTACATCCTGTCATAAATTGAGTTATAAGGGAACTTGTTATCGTTTATATATTTCCAGACATCCCCTATTCCCCAATCGTAAATAGGATAGAATTTGAAGGATTTAGCTTTATTAATTGCCGTACTCCACGCTATGTTTTTGTATCCGGCATGGTTAGATACTGCTCTATGTCTGTTTAGGCTCTCGTCGCCCCGGAGTCCCACAAGAAATGCAGTATTTTCAGGCTGCTGTTTCTCAAACCATTCAAAGAATTTATAGAACCTCTGAGGATATTTACCATTAATTTCTTTAATTGCAATCTCTTCTTTCTCTCGCATCCATTCTTCCCCAGTACCCCAAGCGAATAATTGATCCTGATCAAATGATGTTGCATTAGTCATGTAGATAGGAACCTGATACCAGTGAGGAATAACATTCGGATGATTCATTATATGGAACATTATGTCTACAGTGCCCTGATACTCGGCCTCTTGGTCCAGGAAGAATACATTTATTTTTCGATCTCGTTTTACAGCTTCTTCAAGAACCAAATGATACAGAGCCGATGAATCCTTCCCACTTGAAACGGATACAAAAATGTTTGAGAACTCATCGAATAACCAGGATACTCTTTCTCGGGCAGCCGTCAGCACGTCAGTATTTAAATATAATTTCCTTCCCATCAGTTCACAACCTCGTATAATTGCCTCACAAGTTCATTTTCATCGTCAATGAGTTTTCTAAATTCTGGCATACAAACATTTTTATCTATTTTTAGATTAGTTCTGTGTATATTGATTTCTTTTTCATCTTTCAGCAAGTATATTTTTTTAAGATCAGTGGGTATTGAATATTCTTTTAGGATTGACTTTGTATATTTTTGTAACTGTGATGTGAGTTTCTTGTCCCCTATTTTGCCAGCTTCGTATAAAATGAATAATTCTTCCTTAAGTTCTTCATACCCTTGAAACTGCGCTTCCGTTGCATCGTGGACATGTTCTATTATCTCAAATTTAAACAGTTTTGAATAATTTATAAATGTTGCCGGGGCAATACGTTTTACTACATCCTCAATAATAAACGGGTTTGGTAAAGAATCGTCTTCAAAATGATTATTAATGTCCCTCTCGATTGCATATGAGTGAGAATATCTTAAGAGAGATTTATCAAAGAATGAATACGGGTAATAGATCCTATATTTCTCAACTTCGTAAGGGTGGGCATCAACTACTATTTTTTTATAACAGGTATGTGTAATCTGCATCAGAGAAAGCCTTTTATCAAGCCTTTTCTCCATGAACCTAACATCTTTTATTATCATCAGTGTTTTTGTTCTGTCAAGATTCTCGATGATCCCAGCGTACTCGATTTTATTATAATCCTCGAATGGGACTGTAAAAACGTATTTCCCAAAC